GTGAGATGAGCATGTGCGCATGCACCAAAACTTGTAACTAACGTGAGGAAAAATATGAATCCATACAAAATAATTGCCGATATAATCGGAATCCTAGCCATCATTGTGATTGTGCTAGGAATCATGCTGATGATTGCAGCAGCAATTTAAATGACGCTACGTCATTATTGCTTTTTAAATAATGAAATCTACACAATGGGAAACACTATAAAGGAGAACACCCATGATGACACGCAAAGACTTTGAATGGATAGCGGATCGGTTTGGTCCGCTAGTCTTCTCGCCCATCACAATTGAAAAAATTGCTGATGATCTTCAAGAAACCAACCCACGGTTTGATCGTGATAAGTTTATTCAACGAGCCGTAGCAGCATGGGAAAAACACAATGACATCTCAGACGATGAAATCCCCTACTGAACTTTGTCCTGTTTGCGTAGGCGATGGGCAAATAGAATATGAAATCACAAAGCGTCAAACATTTGGTCGTGACATTGGTTACATAGATACTGAATGGGATAACTGCTATCAGTGTGAAGGAACAGGAGAAGTGCCAATCGCAGACTACCTATTGACGAGCAAGGAATGAATACTGCATAAGTGCAGTATGAAATCGTATCTGACTACACTAACTGATAAAGCAAATGAGTATGATGTTTCCTTGCTCAAAGCATTCAAGCAAGCAAGCATACCTACATCCACATACTACCGCGCTCAGTCTAGTGGTCAGATACGATACGAAACTGCATTGAGGGTATTCAATGCCATTGAAAAGCTACACGTACTACAACAAGCCCGTGAGCATACCCAAAGACTACGAGCGTCTGGTAAAAATATTAATCGACGCACGGTTCGCGCAAAGTTTAAGCCAAGAGTCGTTAGCTCATAAGATAGGGTGTGCAACTTCGCTGATCCACAAGTGGGAAACTGGCAAGCGAATACCCTCTGGCTTTATGTTAATGTGCTGGCTTGATGCTTTGAACTGTGAAATCGAAATCAAAAAAATCCCACAGAATCGTCTGTCTTAAATGCCAAGTAAAAACCGAATGGTTTGTGGCTATCTTAAAACAAACAAATGATAGCTATGAAAAGCATTGGTATATTTGCAGACGCTGCTATGAGGAAGACCAATGGCAAACCGTAATAAAAACAAAGGAACGTACCACGAAAAGTGGTTCGTCAAGTGGCTCGAAGCCGCAGGTATCAAGGCCAAAAGGCAGCCCCTCTCAGGCAGTCTGGGAGGCGAGTATAGCGGCGACATCAAACTCGAACTCAACGGACACGAACTGGTAGGAGAAGTTAAATACCGTGACAAGTCTACCTTTCCTAGTCCCTTCAAAGTTTTAGAAGGCAGAGACATTGCCTTTTACAAAAGGCGGACAGGCGATCCGCAAACCCTAGTCATCGTATCAGGTGATACATTCCTCAAACTAATGGAGAACAACGATGCCTTACAGCAAAAATCAAATAGGCTACCAAAAGAACCAATCGAGTAAAGAAGCAGCATCCTTTAATGTAAAAGGCAAACTTACAGTCCGTGAGCAAGTGTTGAACTTATTCATAGAACACAAAGAACTTACCAATGAATCTGTTTCTCAACTATTAAATAGGCCAGAAATATCTGTGCGGCCTAGAATAACTGAGCTGAAAAACATGGGGTTTTTAGCTGACTCAGGCAAGAAGACCGTAGGTAAATGGGGAACTTCTATTACAATTTGGTCTTACAATAAGGACTCAAACAATGATTAAAAAACTATCTAACATGGCTGATGCTGCTATCTGGGATGCACAAGTCAACAAGTCTTCTACAAATCCTGACTACAATCGCGCTATCAAAAAGGAAGGTTTCTTTCTGGACACACACCAGATTGTAGCCAAACGCATTGAAAACGGAGAACCTGTTGGCGAGTTCTGGTTGCGAGGTAAAGCCAAAGAAGCACTGCTAGATCAGACTGACTTAAAGCAAAGTGACTTCTCTAAATACAATGGCTGGCTTCAAATGTATGGCAACTATCCAGAAAATAATTCTTGATATAACTGCGTAAGTGCAGTACCTTACCGCTTATAATATAAGGAGAACATCATGAAGCGAACAGGTTTCATTGGCGGTAGTGATTGCGTAAAAATCATGCAAGGTGATTGGCAAACACTATGGGAAGTAAAGACAGGGCGTAAAGAACCTGACAATTTATCAGATAACATTGCAGTGCAGCTTGGTAGCTGGACTGAATCCTTCAACCTGTCTTGGTTTGAAAAGCAACACAACTGTGTTCTTTCTGGGCATCAATATGAATATGAACAGATCGTTGGCACAGTAGCTTGTCGTGGTACAGTAGATGCGCGGTGGAACAATGCAATTGTAGAAGCCAAGCATACCAATGCCTTCAACAAAATGGATGACGTTGTAGAATTATACATGCCGCAAATCCAACTCTATGCACATCTTGCAAAAGCAGATGGCACTCACCTCTCAGTAATCTTTGGCAACAGCAAATGGGAGTCAACCTTTGTCCACTACAACGACGAGTATTTCAATTCTATGTGGGCGGTGGTGTCAGATTTCTGGAGTTACGTTCTCAGTGACACGCAACCAAATAATATTGAAGTTCAACCAATATCAACGGATGCCATCCCGTTGGATAAGATGGTCAGGAGAAACGCGAGCAGAGACAATCAATTCATTGACGCAGCAGTTACATACCTCAACGGATATGAACACAACCGCGTCTTCGAAAACGCCAAGAAAACCCTCAAGCAAATGGTCGGTCCAGAAGAAAGGGAAGTGTACTGTGATCAGCTTGCAGTTCGCAAAGACAAACGCGGTGCACTTAGAATAGTAAAACGATAAGGAGAACACCAATGACACTACAAATATGGAATAAGCTGGCCTCTTCAGACCCCAAGTATCTGAAGAAGGTCAGCTTCGGAAGCCGCAGCTTCACCGCAATCGACCCACAATACCAAGTCATGAAGATGACAGAAGAGTTTGGCCCCGTTGGTGAGGGCTGGGGTTGGCACAATCAAACAGAGATAGTGTCTCTGGCTAACGGAGACAGCGCTGTGTTAGCGCATGTGACTGTTTGGCATGGTAACCAAGGAAATATGTTTGGCCCCTTCACAGGCTGCCGTAAGTTCTTTGACAACGCCAAGGGTAGATTGGCAGAGGATGCACCGAAGATGGCTATTACCGATGGCTTGACCAAAGCACTGTCTCACATTGGCTGTGATGCTGATGTGTTTCTTGGTAAGATGGATGGCAACAAGTATGATGCCGACAGCAACAGGAACAGCAATGGAGGGTGGTAAGCAAATCAAATTGGGGCTTGCAGAAGTGCAAGTCCTGATTGCTGTTGTAATACACAGCCTTAAATCTGGCTTTGCAAAAAGCAATGAACAAGGAATAGCTCTTGCTAATCTGGGTCTGAAACTCAGAAGCCTAGAAAAACAATTACTGAAAGGAAATAACTCATGACAGAAGAGCGTGTAGTAAAAGCTCAGAGAGTTAAAGAGTTAGTGCCCGATAAAGAATTACCTCATATTATTGAGCTTGCTAAGAAAAGACTAATAGCTCAACAAAAGTTTGTAGCAAGCAAAGAGGTAGTAAGCGAAAGAATCAACAGGCACTTAGTTGTCTTTGATTTAATGTACAACGGCTCGACATTAGACAAGGCTGGCAAAGTAATCGGCAAGTCTCGGGAAAGAACAAGACAGCTTGAAGCTAAAATGTGTCGAACAATTATGAAGTGTTATAAAATCTACAAAAGGAGTCAAAGAAATGTCTGAGTATGACGACACAAACAAAGGAGCGGCTTTCACACCGTTCCCAACGCAGCAAATGATTCTTGCTGGCAAGATCAATGTGCAAGGCAAAGAATCCAAAACAGTCTTAGTTAAAGATGCAACCAAAGATGGGCGACCAATCATTGAGGTGTATCAGAGACTAGCAATCATGTTTGAGAATGACAAAACCAACAACGACAAAGCGCCAGATTACTCTGGACCGATAGATGAAAATCTAAAAGTCGCTGGCTGGCGCAGAAGCAAAGATGGCAAACCATACATGTCGCTATCTGTTTCAGCAAAAGGTCAACCGCAAGCATCCAGTGGCTTGCCAAACGATGACATTCCATTCTAAACTGTGAATGTTCTCTGGGAGGATATTGCCCTGTATGTTCGCCTCATAGCATACGACTCCTCCCTGACTGGCGCAGCTTCGGCTGCGTCCTTTTTTTTGGAGACACGAAATGCAATTCAACGGCAAAATCTTAAAGAAAGTCCGAGAACAAAGAGGCATAATTCAAACAGAAATATGTGATGCCATAAACTTACATCAATCTCTTTATTCTAAGTACGAAAGGGGCGTAGTAAAAGAGCCACCTGCAACAGCAATCAAAGACATTGCTGATTACTTAGGTCTGCCTTACGAAAGTTTCTTTGGTGAATTACCAAAAGAGACAGGGAAAAAAGCAAAGAATTATTCTGGCATTAAAAAATTATTGGAAAAGCGTGGCAAAACGCAAACTTGGCTGTCCGAAAAAACAGGCATTCCTCGCGCAAATATTAATCGTTATGCTACTGGTTCAATAAAATATCCAAATGCAAATACGCTTGAGATTATAGCAAAGGCTTTGGATGTTGATGTTGACGATATGGCTGAGTTCAACTCGCACCAAGAACAAAACTTGGGCGCTCAACGTATTGACGTCCATGTTCATATCAAAATAGATTGGGGATTCTAATGAACGAAGAGCAAATGATTCAAGCAATGCTTGCTGATGCAAAGCAAGTAAATAAAAGATACAGAGAAAAGTGGGGTGGCAAACCAGACAGCAAATTCATAGAGCCAAAGCCAAAGGCGACAGCCGCGCCCACACAAGGCGAAGGCTGGCGCAACAGCAGTCTGAGCAAAGAAGAAATAGAAGACATTAAATACTTTCAAAGCAAGGGCTGGTGCGTAACATCAACCGCTATCTTCTTAGGTCTTAGCGATAGCACTGTAAGAAAGTATCGTGAGGATGCCAGTCGGGACCGACACCCCCAAGAATCTTAATACCACCTGCACATCTAAGTGCAAGTTAAATCATTAGCTCGAAGTGCGGGGCGTCGATAAAAGGTCTCCGCTCTTGATCACGCCGAATGTCAACATAATAATTCATGGCGGCTTCCATTGTGCCATTGTATTCCATTGTGATTTCGGCTTGCGTATTCTTTGGTTGGAAAGTATGCGTTGTGCCTTTCCACACACGAATATCAGGAACATTCCAAGCAGCACCCCACCGCACAGGCACATCAACAGCCCTTGCACCTTCAGCCATTGCATCGGCAATCTCGTCATACAGATTTAATTCCCAGCGCCCACCATCTACATATGCCATTAGATCAACAGCCAATCCGTCAAGATGTTTGCTTTTCATGGTTTGACTAGCGCCCTTGGCAACCAATGCACGTTGCTCTTCGATGGTTCTCAGCCCACAGATCACAGAGAAGTCTTGCTTGGTCACAGAAATAGCATAGCGAACAACAGCCGCCATCCGCTCGTCTACACCTTCCAGCTTTTGCTGGCTGCGCTTTCCTAGTTTATAACTCATTTCTTCCCTCCGAAAAATTTAGTTGCTGATCGAACGCCAAAACTTGCAGCAACAATTACGCCCAGTGTGTACTGATACCAATCAGGCATGGATTCCAATGCTGCAAAGCCATTCTGTACAGCACGATCCGCCCAATCAAATGGCAAGAAACAAAGAATAAGAGGGATTGAAAATAAAATAGTAAGCCACTCATCCTTCCAACTATTCTGAGAACCCTGCGCCATCAGGCGTTCCCAATCACTTTCACTCGTAGCAGCGTTCTTCATTATCGTGGCTTTGGCCTCTGCCTCAACCAACTTTAAATTAGCAGCCGCCGCATTTGCATCCGCTTTGCCTTTCAGCCAGCCACCAGCCAATTCAGCAATCGGTCCTATCAATGCTTGGATCATACCATCACCGTTCCATACAAACTCATCTTAGTATTGAAAAGAAACTCAAGCGCCCTGACCATCAGGTACACCATGAAATCCTCAACGGTTGTCATACTTTTCCTCGTGAACAACCTTGTCAGAAGTTACAGTCGTCTTGGATTCCTTGCCCATCCAAATGCCAAAGCAACCAGTAAGCGCACCCATGCACACAGACACCAATCCTGACTGTGCAACAGATGGATCAGGCAATGACATAAACCAATGCACTGCTTGATAAGTTAAGACAGTCACTGCCAGCATCATCAAGCGCGGAAGCACTTTGAGACTGTCAATATATTTTGCTGTAAGTTGAACCATGTCAGACCTCCATATCTACGATCTGGCCTTGAGGTTGAAGTCCACTATTGGACGCGCCAAACTTATCATAACTCAGCATTAAATCAAGTTGTTGTCTCTCGAGCGCCTTAGAGAGCTTGTGAGCGCGGTTATGCTCTACCTGCACCTGTTGCTGCGCTTGATGGTTTTCGATGCTCTCGCGGCTTCTCTGTAGCTCTACGGCAAAAGGAAGATTACCAACAGGATCAAGCATTAGCCAACCATACAAATCCAACAAGACCGCCCATCAAAACAATAAACAAAAGAATCCCAGCAGCCCACTCAATAATAGCTTGCTTGATTTCCATGCGACGAAACTCATGCTCTCGCTTTTGCTTTCTAATCTCAGCTTCTATTCTAAGAAACTCTTGCCAA